TGCAAATGGTATGTCTGGGTAGGAAATGGATACGGATCGGGAACTTTACAACCCATAGAATTAGGAGCAAACGGATCAGAGAGTGCTTTAGCAAAAGCACTACTGTTACCACTAGACTTAATTCTATTAGGATTAGCTTGGTTAACCTTCTTTAAATTTTGAGCTTTAACATTATTATTATTATTATTTTTATTCTTATTTATATTATTGGATCCTTTGGATTTTTTACCTTTAATATTTTTGATACCATTTAAGGCGAGTTTTGCGAGAGAGAGAGCAGCTACGGCAGACATTAGTTAACACTCAAAGGCGTCAATAACGACGCCTTGTGTGCAACTACGTCTTCACGTAACTGATTCTCAACTTCCTCAAAGTCGACAGGTACAATTATGCTGTCCACAAGGACACGTTCATACTTCGTACATTTGGTATCATCCCAAGATTCATAAGATAGAGTTTTCGTAGGGAGGGTGGTCGAGGGGAAATTCCTATCGGAATATACACCTTCGGCTTCGAGCTCTTCTAGACTTCTATAAGCATGAGGGAGTTCATTAAAATATTCAAGAACTTTCATAGTATTTTTAACTTTAATTAAATTATTTAATTTGGACTCTAGATCAGGTAAAATTGATTTATACACCTTCCAAGGATAAAGACCTTTTGAACAAGCGTCAAAACCAACAAGATCATGTACACCTCGATACTTCTTAGACTTACAAAACTTCCACCAAACAGAACTTTTAATACCTTCATATTTCATGGAGGATTTAAGCTGTTCGGGGACGATGTAGGTGAATAAAGCATCTTGTTTACATATCTGTTCGGGAAGAGAGTAGCCAATAGGCGCCTCTTCGGTATTATGGATGGACAGGAGATGATGTTCTCCCTGGTATTCCTCAACATAGTCAGGTTTATTTAAATTAACAAGATGAGGGCAAGACATAATACATGACTCTTCAAGAGTTGGAGTATTATGTATGTCGACAATATTATTATGTAAATAAAGTGCCAAGGACTTATGAGAAGCAGCTAATTGAAAATCAATAGGACGATCTACGAAGAGATGGGCTGTATTGAGTTTACGATTAAGCTTATTCTTAGTTGCCTGAACACGATCTTTTCGTATACTCCGACGAAGAATGACAGGCTTATCAAAAGGGAATTCACTTTCAATATGTATGCAGTCATTCTTGGCAGTCGGTACGATGAATCCGAGACCCCCTAAACAGGGTGGTAAAAATAATTGGTACTTGCCGCCATAAGTAGCCATACGAATTTTATCTAAATTATAATATATAAAGCGTCTATGTGCACTACTAACATTGTGTGCACCGATCATAATTTTATTATATATATCACCAATAGGCATTTCAGGTTCTTGGGGGCCGGATTTTGATCTTCCCATTACAAGACCTACGTTGTAAAAGAATAATTCGCGAGGAGCAGTCTTTATATCTGAAAAGATGAAACATTGACTGTTGATCGTGAATATATTATTATGCACGTAGTTCTTACCAATAGAGAGTTTAAAACCAGCAATAGTGATGTACTTAAACCATATCTTGTAAAAAACAGGATTACAGCGGAAGTATATATCATCGCCATTAATTAGAACAGGTAGCTTGTGTGGTGAACATGAAAAAGCTTTAGAGCCAGATGGCAATAAACTATTAACATATTCATCCAAAGCAGCTTTATAGCAAACCATATTAGCTAGACAGAGAATAGGAAAGGACAGTATAGAGCCCATTAGTTGGCCATTAGTTTGCAAAACAGCAAACTTTTTAGGGTCAGAACTAAT